GCGAACGTCGGCGCGAAGAGTCGGTTCGGATCCTCGAACGGCAGGTAGATGCGGCCCATCAGAACAGCCTCCCTCCGGCTTCCCAGATCTCGGCCGGCCCCTTGGCCCGCGGCGTGATACGGACGGCGTAGACCTTGCCATCCATCCCGGCCGACATCGTCGGCGGCGTGGACCACTCGCCGCCGACCAACACGTCGGCCGTGGAGTCGAAGAGGGCGTCCCCGATGCCGCTCGTCTCCTCGGCGACCAGGTTGCCGTTCACGAACAGCCGGGTGTAGGTTCCTGGCTTGAAGATCGCGGCGACATACAGGTCGGTCACGTCCGGAGACACCGCCACGTCGACCCCCAGCTCGTCATCCAGGTCCCCGTCGTAGGATACGCGCCACACCAGATCGGACGCGTCCAGCCTCAGCAGACTCCACGACCTCTTCGTCCCGTCGTGATCGAGCTTGCTGATCACCGCTCCCGTGTCCCCGCTGTCCCACTGACAGAGGACCTCGACCGTCAGCTCTCCGACAATCTTCAGCGACGCCGGGTCACTGGCCGCGTACAGACCGTCACCAGAGCCGTCGAGGTCGTATCTCCAACCGAACGGCCCTCCAGCCTGTCTGACCGGACCGCCCACCACCGTGAGGTCGTTGTCGTTCCCTGTCAGGTCGAGCAGCGGGTCGCCTCGGCCCCTGGTGAAGTCCCAGAGCGCCGCGGTGTCGGACTCCAGTTTGAAGACCTCCCAGTCCTTGCCGAGAACGTCGCGAGCCGCGCCCCAGGCCTGCGAACCCTCCTCGGCAGCAGGCCGGACGGACCGGCTCATCTTCGATATCTCCCTCGGCGTCAGGATGATCCCACTCATCTCACGTCCTCCCGTGGAACTGTAGATCCTGAATGATCACCTGAGCATGATTCGCCCACACGGCCGCTTCGGCCCTGCGGACGCCGATCCACACGTCGACGAGGCCTTCTGGCATCACGGTGATCCCCACACTCTCGGTCTGGAGTTCCCCGTCGACAAAGATAGTCGTCAGCTTCGTGCCTCCCGGCTGAAGGTCCCATCGGATGACGATCTCGTGCGGAACGAACGCGACCCAGTCGGTCAACGCGTAATCATCGGTCGTGTTCTCGTCTCCTCCGTCCACCGTCTCGGCGTAGACGAAGAGCCCATTCGTGTTGAGTCCCACCCCCATCCGGATGTCGTCGTCAGCAGCTCCGCCACTAGGGTAGATGCTCAACAGATCAAGAGCCGCGTCGACAGAGTCGTCCTTGTCGTAGAACGGAATGAAGACGAACGAGAGCGACCCGCTCTGCGGCAGCGGCTCCTTGAGCGTCATCATCAGGTCGTCGTCCTCGCTCGTCTCGGTCGCCGAGGCCGAGGCGTTCGGGACGAACCCGACCGGAGACGGCGTCTCTGTAAGCGAGAGGCAATCCACCCAGATTGGGGTATCATTACCTGTATTAGCATGCACGATACCCCAGCGATCCGTCGCACCGTTCTGTCCGGTGAAAGTGTCAAAGATGAAGTACCAGTAGTCGCCCAACGAGACGATACCGGCTCCGAGCGTGAGAATATCGGTCGAGGTAGAACCGTCCCCTATGTAGAGATTTATATCTTCGAAGATCATCGGAGGTGGAATATAAACGAACGCCGAGAAGGTCAAAACGTCAGCTGTCTGATAGACCTGATACAGCGTCGAGTTCTTCGGCATCTCGACACTGAGACCACCGAGCAACGCGTTCTCGTCTCTCGCGACACCATCCCCACTGGTCCACGGTGATCCGATCGCAGCGTCCAGCGTCTGATTGCCTAAGTAGTTATCATAGAACAACTGCTCAACCGACGGCATGACGAGGAACCCACCGCCGCCGCGAACGCCGGGGTACCCGACGACCGGCTGGTTCTCGACGACGAGCCTCGACTCCTTGAACGGGTCGATTATCGCCGCGACGGAGTCACGCGTGAACGAGTACGGTATCGGATCTATCCTCACAACATGACCCCCGTTCTCCTGAGCCGCTCGACGCAGGCATCACAGACGAAGATCGAGTCACCGCGGACCGACTCGTCGAGATCCGAGACGTCGACGAACATGTCGGCCTGCGTGATCCTCCCGCACTTCCAGCTGACCGTCCCCCGGCACTTGAGGGCCGGATTGTCTGGGTTCTCCTTCCGGGCCCGCTTGTGCGAGGGCACCGATCCTCGAAGCGACCTGATCACCTTCCCCCTCTCGCTCTTGCAGTCCTCCTTCTTCATCGCGCTCGCCGCGTTCTCCCTCTTCATCAGGTCACCTCGAACGCTTCCCACGGGACGCCGTCCTCGACGTCCGGGGTGCAGTCAGCGACCGCGTCGGCAGCAGTCGTGTACGTCACCCCGTTCTCGGCGTCGCCATCGGTGTCCTTATTGAAGGCCGTGACCTCCATCGTCACCCAGGCCGTCTTCGGGCCACGGGCCTCCGACTTGAGCCTCAGCCGGACGTCGTCGTCCAGGGCGAGCCCGGACACCGTGATCGACCTGGACTCCAGCACCCAGGTGTGCGAGGCCGACGGCAGCTCGTCCTGGTAGAGGGAGTAGGCTATCACGAGGCGCTCGACCCAGCCACCGCCGTCGTTCGTGTCTATCGCCACGTTGAGAAGAGCGTCAACCGGCTGCCCAAACAGGTTCTCGGCCTCCAGTTCGACCTTGAAGTGGATCGTGTAGAGGTCCGCCGCCGCTGCGGCCGGGTCGAGGTTCGCCTCCCGCGTCTCGCCGATCGCGTCGAGGATCCTCCCGGCCCCGTCAGCGAAGTCGTCGGTCCTCCCGGTCTGGGCAGCCTTCAGCCGGAGCCGCGCCCTCATGTCGAACCCGGAAGCGCTCAGGTTGAGCGGCTCGATCTCCTGATACTGAACCTGATCGGCCACGAAGCCACCGCCGTCCCAGTCCAGATTGTCGTCCGGGTCGTACGGCACGAATCCCTTAGGCGTGAAGATCACAGTCGGGACGTTGTTGTACGCCGGATCAAAGACGACCGCATCCCCGTCCTTGGCCGTCCCTCCCTGGTGACCGCTCGCGAGCCGACGGGTCTCGCCGCCCGTTACCTGTCCGACGTCCTCCCCGAGGTTCCCGGACGGGGTGATGACCGTCTCGACCGCCCCCGCCGAGAGCTTCCGCGAGTCGTCCCCGGTGTTGCACATGACCTCCTGGTCGGTGATCTGGTTGCTGTCCCCTGAGCCGGTGGTCCCGCTCTGACCGGTCGGGGTCCCGTCCCCGCTGATCAGCGTCCTGCCCCTCTTCTGCACATCGTCCTGCTGGAGGTCCGGGTCCACCCTGCCGTCGGGGAGCGTCGCAAGCTTCCCCCTCCGGGCCCCGTCGGCGTCAACGTCCAACGCTACCGGGACGTAGGTGGCCGAGTCACTGACGAACGCCGCGCTCACCTGCCCGTCGATGTTCCGCACACGAACCTCAGCCGTCCAGGTGCCGTCGCGAGCACCGGTCCGCCGGGAGACCTCGTTCGCGAGCCTGTAGACGTCACCGCCCAGGTCTTCGCCCACCGCGGTCTCGACCACGATCTGGTCGTCGGTGTCGAGCGCGTTGTAGAGCCGGAACTCAAAGAGCTTGAACCGAGCGTCCTTCGCATACTCCACGTCTAGCACGAGGTTTATCAGGGTCCATTGGATGTCCTTCTCCCCGTCCGCGAACTCGACGTCGAGGTCGTCTGCTTCGAGCGAGAGGTCGACCGAATTAACGTTGTCCGGGATCGGGTTCGCGAACCCGCCGTCGGAGACGACTACCGAGTCCTCGTCGAGGATGCTCCGGACCCCGATGTTGTTGACCGCCTGGACCGCCACGTCCCAGGTCTCCCCCGAGTCAACGTCGAGGACGAAGAACTCCTGCACGTCCCTGACGTCCACCTGGCCCTTCGAGATCCAATCGCTCTCCCCGTCGAGGCGGGCGAAGATCTCAGTGTACTTCATGAACGGCTCGTTCGGCGGCTTCGCCCAGGTGACCTTGATCCGCGGGATGATCGACCCCTCCCCGGGATTCGAGGCCGTGGTGCCGTCCGAGAGCAGGGTGAGTCCGATCGGGGCGGAGATCGAGCGCAGGCTCGGCAGGTTCGTGTCTGGCGCCGCGGGCTTGTCGCTCATCGTGGTGTACGCGTACGCGGAATCGTCGTATTCTCGGAGCGCCACTTGGAGTTCGTCGTCGATCCCGATGAAGAGGCCGATGACCCAGAATTCCTTCTGCGACCATCCGGGGGTCGAGAGAGTCACCTTAACGACCACCCCAACCTCGAGCTTGAGCGCCTCCTCCTTTGCCATGAGGACGCAGGTGATGTCCTGGCGACTCTCATTCAAGGCGACCTGGCAGATCTGCTGGGTCATATATTCGTCGGTCGTAAACGGAAGCTCCATGTCCCGCGGCGACTCGAAGTCGTTGTCGGCGGTCAAATAATCATTCGTCGCCCCCGCCTCGGGGAACTGGATCTGGTTCGGCCGATACTCCTGGTCGGCGTCGATGAACAGCCCGCGCATGATATTCGCCGCGTAGTCGATCCCACCGGAAGCATATTGCACATCCCCGATGATATTATCTTCGGTCAGCTCGAAGGTCTCGGCGTTCGTGTTCTGCGGTATCCAGAGCCGGTACTTGCCACCTTGGAATATGATCTCACCGCGGCACGAGGTCTTGAGCGCCTCAAGATTCTCCTCGGGCGTATTCGTAGGATCGAGCGTCCCGTTGCACTCGAACCTCTTCTGGGTAGTCGAGCCACCCGCTCCATTCGGGATCGTGACGAGTTCATCGCAGAAGTTCGCAGCGTCGTCGAACCAGTCCTCGTCGATCGTGGACTCGGTGATGTTCGCCCCGAATACGCCCGAGAGCATGTAGTCCCGGATGCAGAGGGAGGGGTTCGTGGAGTGCTTCCAGTTCGTGTCCCGGTGGTCGTATACCTGGTTCCCCTCGACCTCGACCACGATGTTCGGCAGGTCGTTCGGGTAGACATCGAGATCGTAGGTGAGATTGAGGACGATGTACGCGACCTGACGACCCTTCGACGTAGCTGGCCACTCGGTCGGGAACACCGCGTTGATCGCCGCGTCGACGTTCTGGTCGTCCGTCCCGAGGTGCTCGTAGTAATCAAGGAACCCAGAGAATCCCGCCTCGACCACACCACCGTCGACGGCGAGCTCCCCGTCGAACCACACCTTCGTGACCGCGTTGATGCCGCCCGAGCCCCCGGTCCTTCGACCACCGTGGCAGATCGGGAGAACGATCCAGAGGTCCTTGTCGTCGGTCGACGACTCGTCTACCCGCGTGTCCGCGTACCCCGGGGCGAACCTCGCCGTCCCGTAGACGATCGGGAGCCCCTGCACCGTCGACGTCGCCGAGAACTGCGCCCCCTCCTGCCGCCCTGATTTCCCCTTCTGCCTGGCCGACGGCATGATCAGGAACCCACCAATCTTCAAGAGGGTGCCAATAGCCCCGAGACCAGGGAAAAGGAAGCCAGCACCAATGGCGAGGCCGCCAAGGATGCTTCTTGCATCCCTACCCATTGGGGAACCTCATGATCACGGTCCCTTCCTCTATAGGAAGGATCATCACAAAGTCATCGACCGTGAGGACACCGCCGCGTACCACGACCCCGAGCCCAGGAAGACCATCCCGATCTCCACCCGAGGGTAAGATTGCCACGTCACCACGCTGCCGGTACGCAGGGCTCCATTCCTCGCAGCCCTTCGACTTGAAGAATGTCTCGTACGGCCCAATCCTCTTCACCGCGCGCCGCGCCTCGGCGAGGGTCCTCCAGCTGCCCACTCCCCTCAGCACGTCCTTGCCGTACATAGCCTTAAGGGCGTGCCGGACAAGGGTGGCGCAGTCGGTGCGGCCCCACTCGAACGGCTCGTCGATCACCGACTTGACGTAGATCACGAGGTCGGCGTCCCAGCAGACGGTCCGAATCAGTTCCATCCTAGACCTCCAGAGTTGGGAGGCGGTGAACTGCCTACTCCTCTGATATTACGGTTCCTGTTCGTTCCCCAGAGGATCTCCTGCGGTATCCCGTTGACGTGCTGGAAGAACGTGTCGTCCGGCTCGACGGCCTGGTGGCTCGCAAGGTTGGTCTTGATCCCCCTCGTGTACCCCAGCAGCGCGAGGTCCGAAACGAGGCGCACGGTGATCTCGACCGTCCCCGTCTGCGCTCCCTTCTCGTCAAAGACGTCCCGGATCTCGAACCCGCTGTTGAGCCTACCCGTGAAGATGTTGATCGGGTCAGCGACGATGGTCCCGTCCACCGCGAACTTCGCCCGATATATCTCGGCCGATCGGCCGCGGTAGTTCTCGCTGAGCAGGATCGCGATGATGGTCTGATCGACGCCGGACAACCGCACCGGTACCCCGGTAGCCCTCAGGTCCGGCACCTCCTCGATCGGCTCGAACCCGAGAAGCCCCCCGACCCCGAGCCAGGTCTCGCCGTCCCAGTCGACGTCGTGAGGGAGAGTGACCAAGTAGATCGTGCCGCCGCTGAAGTCGAGCGAGATGAAGTGGGCGGTCGTCCCGGTCTGGGCAGCTACCTCCGTCTGCATGTCGCCAGTCAGGTCCCTCACAGAGATTCCTTGAACACGAGCCCCAGTCCCGACTGTGCCCTGGTCGGACCGGACCGCGGGAGGACTACGTTCTCCAGGATGCAGGTCATCTTCACGTCAATCACCGTGAGCGCGGCCTCGTCGGCCGGGCTTCCACCCGAGAGTATCGGCGGCCCGAACGTGATCGTCGCGTCCCCAGCTCCGTCGGCATCCACGTTGGCCAGCACGTCCTTCGCGTCGGCGACACCGTCGATCAGGAATATGTCCCCGGCCTTCAGCACCCTCTGCCCCGCGGTCCAGCCCTTCGTGACCAGCGAGGACCCCGTCTGGCTCCCCCCGTCGACGAGCGGTGTTCCCGCCCCCGTTCCGTTCGGGGTCAAGTAGTCGCGATGAGCGATCGTGAACGTCAGGCCGGTGCCCCTATAACTGTTGATAATCGCGAGGAACTCCTTGGTCGACTGGGCGTCCACCGCCATCGTCGGGAACTGCTCCATCCACGATCTGCCCTTGGCGCCGAGCGACCGGGTCTGAACCTTCCCGGTGCGGCCCCAGGACTTGAACGAACCGGGAAGCTCGAACGCCGAGACGCGCGCCGGGATGATCGTCCGCGGGAAGTCTGCCATCTCAACCACCCCTCATGAACATCTGTCGGAACCGGCGATCGTTTGAGATCTTCCGGAGCGTCTGGTCCGCAATACGGTCGCCCTGCTCCTCGATCATCCGAGCAGTATCCCGCGAATCGATGGATCGGATCTCATAGATCACGTCCATCTGGAAGGTGTTGTGTATGACTCGTCCGCCCCCGGTTGCCGCAACTCCGAGCTTTCCGCCAGCCGTCCGCTGGAGCGGCATGATTGCCTCGACGCCCTTCTCCCCGGCGGTGCCTATCCCGTCGACCATCGGGAACGCCACCGGTCCGGTGGTGATGCCTCCCTTCGCAAACGGGGTGACGTGGCCGTCGGTGAATATGTTGCCGCGGGCGGACGGGGTTTTCTTGAAGAGCCCGCTGAACATCGCCGCCGCGTCCTCACTGAGCGGACCCGTGATCATCGACCTGAGGAAGATCCGGAGCACGTCCTGTTTGAGACCCTTCAGCACGTCGCTGAGTTTCTTGCCGCCCACGATCGCGTCCTCGAAGGCCGAGCTGAACGTCATCTCGAGACGCTTCACCTCCTCCACTACCTCCTCGACGTCCTCCGTCATATCCCTGAACGTCTTGCCAGCCTGCTCGCGGAGTCGCCTCAGGGTCTCCTCGATATCCTCCCCGGCCATGCCGATGAGCTTCAGCTTAATCTCCAGCTTGTCGAGTTCGGCCAGCGTCTCCTCGAAGAGTTCCTCCGGGGTCCGCACGGACTGTCGGAGCTGCTCGAACTGCGCCTTCGTCCGTTCGACATTCCGGCGGAGCGTGGCCAGCAGGTCGCCGCTCAGTCCCTTCAGCTTCTCCAGCGCCGCGCCCAGTCCGCCGCCACTGTCGAAGCTCTCGAGGAAGAGCCGACGAGCCTCGGCCGAGGCGCGTCTGAACGTCTCCTCGACCTCCGCCCCCTCGATCCCGATGGCGGCGAGCTCGGTCTTCATCTTGTCGAGCGAGGCGATCGTCGCGTTGAACTCCTCCTCCGGGGTACGCAGCGCCTTCTTGAGACTCTCGTACTGATCAGTCAACTTCTCGGCCGCCGCTGCGGCCAGGTTTGCCATTGCCTCCAGCCGCCGGACCTCCGCCGCTGCCTCGGTCGCGGCCGCGGCTGCCTCGATCAAACGCTCGGAGATGTCGAGCTCCTTCCACGCCTTCACCCAGGCCGCGGAGGTCTCCATCCCCTGGCCGCGGAGCTCGTCGACCTTCTCCTTCCACTCGGAGAAGAGCTCGTGGTTCGCCTCGTTCAAGGCCTTGATCTTCGCCTTCCACGGGTCGAGCGTGGCGGCGGCACGTATCTGAGCATCGGTCGCCTCGTCGATCGCCTTCCCCGCCTGGCGGGCAGCCTTCATCATGAGGATGAATCCGGCAGCGATCACGGCGATGGCGATCGTGAGCCCGCCAGCGATCGCCTGGGTCTTGAGGAGCGACGCGTTGAAAGCCTGGGCCGAGGTCGCCGCCCCCATGAACCGAAGCCGGACCCCAATCAGAGCATCTTTGAGCACCGCCATGATCGAGATGACGACGGCGGAGGTCTTCAGCTTGGCCATCAACACCACGAAGGTGCCGAGGGCGAGCAGCATGGGTCCGAGCGCGGTGGTTATCCCCACTATCCCCGCGACGAGTTCCTGCGTCGTGTCGGACGTGTTGGAGAGATCTGTGGACAGGTTGTCGAGGATGTCGGCGAACTTCTCGGTGACCGGGATCGTGACCAGCTTCAGGGTGTCGCCAAGCTTTATCATCGACCCTTCCATCTTGGCCATCGCCTGGTTCGTCCGCATGTCGGCCGTGTTCGCCACTGCCCCGATCGCCTCGTCGAGCGCGCCGGTCGCGTTCTTGACGGAGTCGAAGATCCTCCCGACCTTCTCGGCGTCCTGGCCCGTGAGGCTCAGGACGGCTCGGAGGGCACGCTTCTCCGGTATCAGTTCGGCGAGCGCCGACTGGTTGTCCTTGAACGCGGTGCTGAGCGACTGGAGGAGGACGAGCAGGCCCTCCTCGCGGAGCGTCGTGCGGAGGCCCTCGAGCGTGAGCCCGACGTCGCCGAGCATCTTCTTCGACTCCGTGCTGGTCGTCAGGAGTATGCTGAAGACCGAGTTCAGGGCGGTGACCGAGAGGCTGGCGCTCAGACCCTGCTGGGACATGACCGCGATCGCCGCCCCGACGTCGGCGAACGAGGCCCCAGCCGCCTTCGCCGTGCCGAGCACCATCCCGAGGGCGCTCGAGAGTGTGGCCGCCTCCAGGTTACCCTCCCTGATCGTCTTCACCAGGATGTCGGTCGCCATCGCCGCCGTCAATCCAGCGTCAGACCAGGTGTTCATCGCGCTGACCGTGGCGAGTGCCACGGTCTTTGTCTCGCCGAGTCCGGCGGCAGAGGCCTTGGCCGACATCGTCAGTGTGTCAAGTGCCTCCTGCCCCCGGATCCCGGCAGAGGTGATGAAGAACATCGCGTTCGAGAGTTCCACTGGGCCGCGCCCGACCGCCGGGCCGAGCGCGAGGATCGAGTCCTTCCAACCGTCCACCTGGTCCTGAGCGATCCCCACCAGACCAACGATCGTCTGGAGGTTGCGCTCGAAGTCCGCGAAGGTGGAGGTGCTGACCTTCGAGAGGGCCACGAGCGGGACGGTGAGCGTGAGGGATAACTTTTTCCCGGTACGCTGCATCTGTTTGCCGAGCGCATCCCACTGCTTCGCGATCTGGTCGGTGGCCTTCTTAGAGGACTCGACAGACTTGGCGTTCGCCGCCTGGAGGGAGGAGAGATCAGCCTTGTACCTGATGATGATTGGTTCGAGCTCACTCATCCGGGAATCTCTCCATTAGTTCATGCAATTCGCCTACCTCTTCCTTTGTCAGCTGTCCCGGGGCCGCGGTCCTGCCGCCTGGACCCATGCCGTGACACTCCTGCCACCCCTCGATTCCCCGGTAGAGTTCGGTGAGGGTAGCGTTCCAGAACTCGCTGGGGGGCCATCTCAGGACCCCCAGTCCGTGACGCATCCACCGATCCCAGGGCAGTTCCGTTACTCGCTCGGACTGCCCTCTGGTTCGTTTCCCTCCGGCTCGTCCTCTTCCGCGTCTGCGTCCCCGCCCTCGCCCATCAGCACGTAATCGATGAGATCCTGGAGGGGTACAACTGACTTGACGTAGCCGGCCTTGACGACCGCCCTGCCGATCTTGTCGCCCTTCGGCTTCGGGTCCATCGCCAGTGTCTCGATCACTGCGACGAGCTGAGCGATCGTGACGCCCATCCCGGCGACAAGCTCCCCGGCAACCTGCACTATTGGCCGTCCCAGGATCGCCTCGACCTTCTTGATCCGTCCGAGCGACGGCTCCATCACGAGTTCCAGCTCGCCTATGACGGCCAGGAACTCACCTCTCTCCACGTTCGGTTCTGCCATGATCTCGCGCTCCTCGGTTTTACTGCCTGGCGGCTACTACGCCGCGGTGAATCCGATGACCCCTGAGGAAGAGAGGTTGCACGTGAACGTCAGCTCCCCCACCTCGGCGCCACTGTACTCGAGCCCGCCGACCTTCCAAGCACCGGAGTACTTGTCGCCACTCTCGAAGTGGAGTTCGTAGTTGTCGATCGACTGGGCGATCGCGATCGCGGCCAGCGTCGCCTCTACGACCGAGTCCTTGAACACCCCTGAGATGGTCAAGGCCACGGACTTCTTCCCGGCGTCAGCCAGGAGAACCTGCCATCCCGCATCATCCTTGTCACCGATGTCGACGTCCTCACCAGCGAAGTTGAAGCCGGTCACCTTGCAACCGGCGATCGTGGTGAACGCCTCCGAAGAAGATCCGTCGCCCAGTTTGAGGACGAAGCTCCTGCCCTTTTCAGCTGCCATTTTCTTCTCCTATGCTTCGCGCTCTCTGAGCGCCTTGAAGTTCCACGTGAGCCGCGGCCGATCGTCCTCGGCGTCGTGCCCCAGCGGGAACGGTCCTGACTGCATTGCGTACACGTACACGTATGTCGGATCTCCGGACGACGGAGCGAGCTCCGACTTGTGGAGCGCCCGGTAGATCTCTCCTATCTTATCTCTCAACTCGGCCATCCCGAACGAGTCGCCGCGTCCCATGATCATGAACGTCGGCCCATCATACTCCTGCTCGTCGCTGCTGTCCGCCTTCGCCTCCGGCGGGAAGCCACCGGTCTCGAACACGACGATCATTTTGTCCGGATCCGGGGGCATGTAATTGTAGCTGCCGGTCCAGCCTGTCTCCGCATCGATCAGTCCCTCGTCAGCCAGGAAGTCCAGCACATCTGTCACGAGCTTCGCGGCCATTATCCGCCCACCCCCTTGTTGACCCGCCTGACTACGCGGTCAACCATCCCCGCCGTCCGAGCCTTGACCGGATCCTCTAGGAACTTGGCCTTCTGACCCTGGGTGTGACTCGCCGTCATGTTCTCGTGGACATGAACCGCGTACCCCACGTCCTCATCATTCGAGTCCCCCTGGTTTCCTGATCCCGCGGGACCGCCGAACCCGAGCAGGACCGACACCTCCTTCGGTGTGACCTCCGGAAGCTGGACGTGCCCCGAGTTGACGAGCGGTCCGTGGTCGACCGGGGTCTCTTGCTTCGCTGCCCCGATCGTCTCCTCGGCCTCCATGAACAGCGCCGACGCCGTCGACCTCAGTATCTCCTGGGCGTTCTTCCTCAGGCCAGCCTCGAGCAGCTCGTAGCCGCTGGCTTTGGCGCTGTACTGTGGGCCGCTCATCGGAAGAAGACCTTCGTGTGCGACGAGCCGCCGCTGCCCTGGAACAGCTCGACCGTGATGATCGGCGGGGTCGTCGCGTCGGACAGCGTGATTAGGTCGTCCGGCCCGATCTCCGGTCCCGGATCCACCATGATCCAAAGCTGGGCGGTGCTGAGCACCTGGTCGCCGTTCTTGTCCCGGACGAGCTTGTGCTTCCGGACGAGCCGACAGTTCGTGAGCGCCGTGACGTCGCCGTGGGTCGGCTTCCCAGCGCGGTCGCGGCTCACGAACGCCTGCCAGCTCGCGGTGTCGTTGCAGAGGTTCTGGAGGGTATCGACTATGCTCATGCCGTCACCTCCTCCAGGACGCTCGGTATGTCGAGCGCGTCGTAGCTCTTGAATGGGAAGGCCTGCACCCGGCTGTCCGGGTTGCAGTTCCATACCTGCACGCCCCGAGGCAGCTCGTCGGCGATATCCTGGAACCGCTCGGCCCACCGCTCGAAGTATATGCGGCAGCTGCCGCGACCCCACGGGTATCCGTCGTGCCAGTGAAGCCCGTCCGACCTCCCGTGGAGATCGTATCCCAACATGTAGATCGTCGTCGCCCTCTTCAGTACCGCCAGGCAGAGCGCGCCGTAGCCGCTGTTGCATCCGTGTATGATGACCTCTGGATCCTGACCGACGCCTCTACCGGTCTCCTTCCTGACGTAGCGGACTCCGGGGATCGGCTCGTTCTCCGCGAACCAGTCGTGGGGAACCGCCGCGATGACCTCCTGACCCCGGAACGCCCAGGTTGCCAGGTCGCGTCGGCGCTTCGTCAAGAACATCCTGTCAATGGAGAAGGTCGCGTCGCAGGGAACGATGTCGGCGGCGCGATTCACCCCGAGGACGCGCCCGCGCGCGCGAAGGTCGGACAGGTCGTACCCAGACAGCGACGGACCTCCCGCCACTATCCACACCGGTCGGTCGTCCCACCAGGGGGGACCTGCCGCTTGGAAATGATCAGCTGTCATCGTAGTCTAGATCCGAGTCCCGGCTGCTCTCGGTGCCTGGGAAGCTGAATTCGTCCCGCTCGATCGCGGGAGCGACGCGGTCGGTGTCGGATTCGACCGTCTCCTTCCGGGCCAGCGAGAGACCGCCGGCTACCGGCATCCCGTGCTTGACGGCGCGTCTGCTCTTCAGCTGAGAGCGAAGTTCCTTGTATGCCGCCAGTCGCTGGGAGTAGCTTACCTTAAGATCGCCGACTGCCTCGTCGACGAGTCGGGCGTACTTCGCGATAATCGCGCTGACCGCTCCGAACGCGGCCCCAATCACAGACCCGTTCTCGGAGAGGTAGTAGGCTACCTCTGAGTCGGTCAGCTGTTGGTCGTTGGTGTCCGTGTCCCCGATCTGGAGTCGAACGGCGTCACGGTCACTGTTCTCCGGGTCCCCGCCGTACGTCCAGCTCATGGGTTTTCTCCTCCTTGAACTTCTTCGCCTCGTCCACGCGGAGAGACTTCTCGTTCAGGATATTGCCCTTCCCATCGACCACGTCAAACCAGCCTGGAGCTCTGGGACGGGGCACTACCTCGAAAGCCGAGACGTCGGGATCGGCCGTGCTGCCATCGACCGATCCCGACTCTTCCACACGGTCCTCCTCCGGTATTACCGCGGCTGCTGGCACCGGGGGAGGCGGGGGGCTCTCAGCAACCTGATCGGAGGGCACCTTCACAAGAAACCGGCGCTCGAACATGATCCGAAGATTCCGCGGCGACGCGGTCGTCTTGTCAAACTTGTCGCCACGCTCAAACGTCTCACCGGCGTGAGTCATCGGCTTGTTAACCGTATACTCAGCGTCAGGATCGAACTCCCTCTCGTGCCAGATGCTCTCCTTCATCGGGACCTCCTACGCTACGATGGTGTCGAAGAAGACTCCCAGATCGGCACCAATCACCTTCTGATCGTATGCCATCTGGGCCTCGACCCGGTCGGACTCTTCCTTCTCGATCCGGAACCGCTTGATGCGCTGGCCCTGAGGACCGGCACCCGCGAACGCGGACCATGAGAAGGTGTACCCACCGGACGGCATCAGGAGCGACGGGCGCGGCGCTGCATACACGAGCATCGCCTTTTTCCCGCCGATGAACGCGGTCGTGATCGAGGTCTCGAACGAAGGATTCTCGTCCGACGTGACCTGGATCCCGTCCATCACCAGGACCTCGTCGACCTCGAAGAGGGCGGCGGCTGCCTGGCGGGTGATGATCGCGGGGCGTTCGTTGCCGACGCCACCGGAGTACTTGATCCGGTCGATCAGATCACCGTGTTCGCTGAGCTGGTCCCAGACCTCGCGGCCAACGATCAGCTTGTTGGGTCGATAGCCGGTGAGTCGCTGCATCACCGTCGCGTTGGTCTTGATGTCCGTGAGCGGCGTGGAACTGGAGTCGTTCCACTGGAGGACCTCACCCGAACCCGGGGTGCCTGACACCCCATCGAGGTCGGTCGTCCAGATGCCAGCGGCGAAGAACGTCGACGCCCATTCCACCTCCCTCGAGATCAGGGCCTGCTGCGCCAGGTACTCGGTCGCATCCCGATCCATGTTGAGGGGCGCGTCTGCGTTCGCGCGGGTGTCGTCGTCGATGTCCTTGTGGAGCGCCCACTTCTCGCAGTAATAGTTGGGCGTGTTGTCGATCTTCCAGCCCCCTCCGGCGCTCTCCGTACCCGGAGCGCGTTTCCGGAACTGGTTCCGCCAGAAGTCGGAGCGGTCGTACGCGAAGTAGCGATCGCTCTGCTTCTGGACGGGGATGTTGGGGAATACCTTGTCGGCCACGAACCCCGTCGCGGACTGCATGTACGCGATGGAGATGTTGGTGAGTGGCCTATTGACATGGACGTCCCCTGCGGTCGGGTTGGGCATGGTTCTAGTCCCTCCTGGTCAGGTTGCTCAGTCGCCTCTAGGCGAGCGGCTCGGCCTGGAACTTCGTCAGGACGGCGATGTTCACATCCGCTCCTGAGGCATCCTCCAGCGCCTTCGCACCGACGACATCGCCGGAAGTCGCGGTCACTCCGCGGCCGGTCGAGTCAGGGGTCAGGTTGTCGCCCGCGGTACACGCAGCGCCAGCCCTCAGCTTGGAGATCCGACCCGGGGTGGTGGCGACCTGTCCTGGGCGGTCAGCGGCTGCGGGCTTATCCTGGAGGATACCGTCCGCGGCCAGACCTGCTCCGGTGATCGCCAGCTTTCCCGAGGAGTTCACCGTCCCGAAGCAGTACTGAGACGCGCTCAGATCTGCGTTCGCGATCAAGGTGATCGGGTCAACCTTCTCTTCGTAGGCCATCAGCGCGCCTCCTTCTCGATGTTGTACCTGTCATAGAGCTCCGGGTCAGCATCGAGAACCTTGGTCATCGCCTCGGCCTCGCTGACGTCCGGGTGCTCCGCGCGGTACTTCTCGACCGCCTTGTCGAGCTCCGCCTCGGCATCCCCGATGGCGCCGTCGTCCTGACCGATCACCTTGAGGAAGTCCTTCTCCTTCGCCTGCGCCGCGAGTGCCTTGTGGTACTCCAGCATCTCTGCGCCGGCGTCGGGATCGCGCTTCTCCGTCTTCGCGATCATCTTGGCGGCGTCGGGAACGGACTTGATGATCCCCTCGAGATCCTCCAGCTCCTTCACGATCTCGGCCTCCCGGGTATCCATCTCCACCTTCTCGAGTCGGGTGTTCGCCGCCTCAAGAGCGCTCGCCATCTTGGCGAGGGTTGCCGACGTCGGGTCTTCTTTCTTCCCGTCGTAGGACTTCATGAAGGACTTCTGATCGTCGTCCTCCATCTCGTCGAATGCCTTCTGGAGAGGCACCGGCAGCTTCTCGCGGAACGCCTTGACCACCTCGTCATCGGCCGACTTCGCGAGCACGCCCTTGCGGGCGGCGGCGATATCGGTCACTGCCTTGATGACATCCACGTCCTCGAGTCCCGCGATGACCTTGTCGACGTCCTCTGCCGACTTGGCCACGGCGATCGCATCGTTGGCCGTGTTGATGGACTTGGCGATCGCGGTCTCCTTCTCCAGGTCATCGAACTTACCCTGGAGCTCGTCGAGCTGTTTCTTCAGCTCCTGTGCGTCCTTATCCACGATTACCTCCTCTTCGAGATCCAGGTCGGCCTTGCTGATGCCCATGTACGTAAGGAACCGCTTGGCGAATCCGACCCTATCGTCATCGTTTGCGTTCATAGCGGGTATCTTACCTCCTTCCTCGTCGTCTGTATCCAATGAACTTTGTCTTTTACTTATTGCCACACGGGCACCGGGGTTGTCCCCCCGGTCGACGAGCGATATCATGTCGACCGACCCGAGCTTCAACAGGTGCCGTTTCCGTCGCTTCTTCGTCATGATTCATCCTCCACCTTCGTCCTGATCCCCTTGCCGTGGATCGAGAACATCCTGAGCTCGCCGTCCATCACGCGCTTCCAGATCGCGTCATCGAGCACCTTGAATCCTACCCACCAGCCAATCGCATCGGTCTCGAGTCCCATCTCCGTTGCCTTCTCGGGCGTCAGGACGAACGATTCGACCAGCACCGACTTCGCGATCATGTCGTGCATGACGTCGCCCTCGCGACTCTTCAGCACGTAGTCAACCGCCACGTCCTCCAGGTTCTGGGCATCCGGCACAAAGTCACCGGAGTGATCGACCACCTGCTCCCCATCGTCGTCCTTGGCCAGGTACGCCCAGCCGTAGACGATGCGCCTGGCCTCATCAATCTTCGTGATCTCGCCGGACCCGAGGTCCGCCGACTTGCTCGCCCCTTCCCACTGCGAGACGCAGAACGCGAACCTCTGCGCCGCATCTTGGAAATCGTCGCCCGCCTCAGCGTCCCCCATGCAGCGATCGAGAAACTCCTTGCGGTTCTCGTCCGGTCTTGGCTTAGGCATATTGATCCCTCATTCTAAGAACTCCAGGTACTTTGAGCACCGGCAGTTGATATCGAACGACGCATTCCCGGACGTACGCGGTCCCCTCACAGGGCCGACCACCGTCCTGAAGAACCCACCAAGCATCACGCCGCCGGGGTTATCAATCGGCACCCGTCTGTGGTCCTTCCTGGTATGCTCGTCCTTGGTGTACAGCCAATGCTCCATAGTCTTTGTCGGGTCGATCAGGCCCTGTTCCTCGGCCTGTCTCCACAGCTCGTCCTGCCCCTCGCCGAACGCGGTGTTCGTCTCGGTCACCGAGATGTTCATGGCCCGCCTGTTGACCAGGGACTGCTCATACCTGGACACCAGCGCGTCGACGTCGGGTCCAGTCTTGCCGCCTGCCCTGAAGATGCGTCCAGCTCGGGCGCGCTCGGTCGCCGAGAGCCGGCGGTCCCAGGGGGCCTGTCCCACGCCCATGCGGCCGGACTCCAGCTGCTCGCGGAAGTTCGCGACCGCCTGCGCCTGCTTCTCCGTGAGGCCGATGACGCCCCGGATCTCCCGGGCCATCTTGACCGGCGGGATTCCCTCGCTGAACCCGCGAACCAGCGTCGACTGTATGGCCTTCATGGTCTCGTCCGTTACCTCACGGATCAAGGTCGGGATGTGCGTCCGCAGATACCTGAGGGCCTCCGGATTCGTCAGGTCGAGTGACGCCCTCAGCGCGATATCAGGGGGGAGTTGCTTCGTGCCGGCCGCCGCGCCTGCCTTGAATGCCCCAGTGATCTCGTGCTGGATCTTCCCGGGCCTGAACTCATACCGGCCCCCCTCCGTCGGAATAGCTCCAAGGTGCTCATAGAACCCTTGAGCCCTTCCGGCGGACAATAGATCCACCGTCGCTCCGGGATTCTCACGCAGCACCTCGCCAACGAGCCCGGATCCTACGCGGCCCTTTGTTGAAAACAGGTTGAGTAGTTCCACGCGACCTGGACCAGCTGGCTTCCAGGACGCACCGCCCACGATACGTCCTCGCGAATCAACGACGAACTTGAAGTTCCCTCCGGCCCTGGCGTCGCTGATGATATCCTGGAGGAGCGATAGCTGGACCTCCGTATATGCGGCAGGCTGGCCAATCGAGAGAGCCTCCAACGCAATGTACATCTGTTCTTCAGCTGCGGCCAGGGTCGCGGTCTTCGATGAGAGGTTGAATGCGGACGGAACTACGCGCTTTGCCGCCGGGTGCGGAACACCGCTTGTCAGGGCCGACGTCATTGTCTGACCGACGAGCTCCAGGGCCTGTGTCAATTCACCGCGCTCGATCATAACGGTCAGACGTCGCAAGGTGAGGTCGTCCTTGACGCTCGCGATCGCCTTCGCGAACGCCCTGGCTATAGAGGGCTCAAACTTCTTACTGGCTGCCTTGATCGCCTGGTTAGCAAGACGGGCGTTCCTTGGCGGGTTACCTATCTTTGAGAATCGACTAGCCACCGACCGGCTCCGTCCTGAGCATCATGTCTGCCTGGTCCCAGCCTTCAGTCCAAGCCTCATATGCAGTGGGGAAATAAAACACCTCGTACGGGCAATCCTCCCTTGACCGTCCGGAGCAACAGGCCATGGCCCCGGAGATCGTCATGAGTTCCAGCGCTCCCGCGATCGTACTGCTCAAATCTCCGGCTCCTCTTCAGGCTCCTGGACCTGGGTGGGCTCCGGCGGGGTATCCGGCGGAATGTCTTCTTCATCGTCGAAGCCCGGTACATGCTCGGGCAGGCTCATAACCTCGGACCGGATGTACTGCTCGTCGTCCTCCGATCCAGGCGTAAGTCCCCCGGCCATGACGAGGTTGCCATACGCCGCGGCGAACGCCTCAATGTCTACCTTCTCAATATCGCCGGGAACGAGCATGCAGGTCTCTCCCGGATTCCAGCCGTTTAGGGTATAGAGCCTGGGGATCGCGTGGCGGTTGAACACGGACGAGATCTCAGTGAGCCAGGCACCCAGGGCCGTGGCGAACAGCTCCGTCTTGCTCGACGCCAGGGCGAACGACCCAACCTTCTCGTGACCCAGGAGGATGAAGTCCGCCAGAATCGTCATCGCCATCGATCGGTCATACCGGTTGACGACCACGTTCGTATCGATGAGTCGCCTGGATCCGGTGCCGGCGAGCTCGAACTTGACCAGCTGATTCCCAGCGTCATCGTAGTCCGAGGGAAGCAGCAGCCCGGCCTGCTCGTCGTTCTTCACATTCTCAATGATGTTCCGGTACGCGGCCAGGTTCGCCTTCGTCTCGGTGTCGGCCTCGTCGTCGAACATATCGGGGGGCAGGTAGAAGATGGGCATCCCGGCCAGGTCGCGCTCGATCCCGATCGCCTCCGCCTCCTGGACCCTCTTCTTGTAGTACCAGGACACGAAGGCGCGCCGGATCGCGGAGCGCCCTTCGGGGTTCCCTTTGTGGCTGGTGGTCCTGAACAGGAGGATCTTCTCTATGGGAAGCAGGACGGTGAGAGCGCGCGGCTTGGTCCCCGGGGCGTAGTCCTGGCGCTGCCACCAGCCGTCGATCCCGCCCTCCTCGTCAAACTCCCAGTAGTCAAGGGAGTCCTGCGAACGGATGGCGAGCTTCCTCCAGCCGATGTGCCCGTCGTCGTACCGCGACCGCTTCGACGGGTCCTTCTGATCGGCACCCTGTCTCCGCTTGTAGACGATCTCGGTGCTGGACCAGCCGTACGTGAGGAAGGAGAGTATCTCGGCGATCGTGTTCTCCCAGGAGTTGCTCATGTCGTAGAGGCAGCTCTCGACCATCTCGGCCTGCTCGACGTGATCCAGGTCGTCGCTGAACGACTCGACCTTCCACTTCACGTTCCTGAGCAGCATCTCGACCGCGAACAAGATGGACCCGATCGTCGAATCGTTCTCCGACATCTCCCTGAACACCTTCGCGGCCCGCGATCCCTCGAGCTTCCTGAGGAACTCCTCCGAGATGCGGCCGCCGAACTGCCTGAGCCCGGTGGTCCCGAGCTCTACTCCGAACTTAGACATAGCGCCTCCTGGTCGTCCGACATCATAGCACGATCGCCCGCCGGAGTAAACAGTTACGAGACCTTGCCGGCCTCCTTGCCGACGCTGACCGGAGCACCGCCCTTCGGCTTCTTCTTCTTGAGCCTGAGCCACCGGAGGAACTGGCTAAGCACGTCGGCTGACTCATCGTGCGGTGCGGCCGGGACCGTGATGAGCTCCTCGACGAACGCGGCCACCCAGGGCGCGCGCTCCGGAAGCCAGAACGAACCCGACTCGACGAACCCTGACTCGGTCTCCAGCCTGAGCATCTTCTCGACGTCGCCGGGGTTGCAGGCCACGACGGGGATCTTGGTCCGGGCCTTGAGCACCTGGATGAGCTGCTGACCGGCGTCCTTGTCCTCGATCAGGACGTGGCTGGGCGTGAACTCCTCGTGCTTGTCCTTGGCCCGCCGCTCGAGGGCCGGGAACTGCTGCCTCTTCAGGCTGTAGTCCCACATCTCCACGCGGTCCTTGAATACCGCGAACGTGCCGCAGGCCGACGGGTCGTTCTTCTTGCGGTCCTTCGACCCGCAGTCCCAGGACTGGACGACCATCAGCGGCTCGGCCCCGCGAGCCCCGAACCGGCGGGCCAGCCACTCCTCCTTGATTATGTTCCCCTCCCTGGCCCTCGGGCTCTGCTGGAACTGGCCGTGGTAGACCCTGAGTCCGACCCCAGCCTCCGACTTCATCTCGGCGGTCTCCTCAGGGCCAAGCCTCTCGGGGTGGAGCAGCTCGTCCTCCTCGGTCCGCGGGTCCTCGAACCCGAGCACGGTCACGCAGCACCGGGCCGGCTCGTACTCGTTCGGCAGGATCAGCTTCTCCCACTCGGCGTCCGCCCGCTCGATAATCTCGCCCGAGGTGTCCTGACCGTGGAGCCGCTGCATGATGACGATCTTCCCGGCCTTCTTGTAGTCGGTGAACCTGGTGGGCAACGTCTCCCAGAAGAACCTCGAGGCCCTGTCCCGCTCGGCCGGGGAGTCGGCCTTCTCCGGGGTCAGCGGGTCATCGACCAGCGCCAGGTTGCCGCGCTCGCCGGTGATCCCCGACTGCACGGACCCGATGATCCTGAACCCCGTGGCCACGTTCTCGAGCCTGGCCTCGTCCAGCTTCTCGAGCACGACGTCCGGCCAGCGCTCCCGGTACCACGGCGACAAGACCAGAGACCTGACCTTGCGGCTGTCCCTCCTGGCGAGGGCGTCCTTGTGGGAGATAGCGATGATCCGGTATCCGGGCTTGATGGTCCAGGCGTAGGCCGACGCCATGACCGAGACGATCATCGACTTGGTGAACCCCGGGGGCACGTTGATCAGGAGGTTCTTCAGCTCGCCCTGGAGGACCGCCTCGGTGTGCTCGCACATCGCGTCGTGGTGCCAGTTCCAGATCAGTGGGTCGACCGGCTCGACCAGGGGCCACGCCCTCTTGACGAACGCGGCCAGACCGTCCTGCTGGATTATGGCCACCTGCACGTCCGCCAGGGGTGGAAGGTTCACGGGATCACCGATCCGCCTGGGAAGGGAATCCCGTCCAGGTACCTGGGAGCCCGAGAAGGGAATCCCGTCTGAGCCTGGGAGGGAATCCCGTCCATCGACCAGGCGGCCCAGGGAGGGAATCCCGTTCGGGTACCGGGCAGCTTGAGAAGGGAATCCCGTCCGGTCACTTGACGGCTTTCCTTATCCAGACCACCAGCAGATTCCTATCGTACACGATCGGAGGGTGCCTGCCGGAGGACCTGACTGCCTGGTCACCGGTCAGTTCATCCCTGGCTGACGACGGGACGTGCTCGACCTGGTTAGATTGCCAGCCCCGTCTGGTCTCGTCGTCTGAGCGCTCAGTCCTGGGAGGTGATCTGAAGTATGTCGGCCACTGGTCTATTGATTCACCTGCCTCAACCGCACGATCCCTGGCGCACCGCCAATTGAAGAGTGTCTGGGTCGTCACCCCGAGCAGACCGGCAGCCTCGCGGCACGAGAGCCACTGACCGGAATGGGAGGCAGTGGACGCGATCCTCTCAGCGCGATCCCTGGTTATCCGCTCGATATAGGTCGGCCTGTGATGGGAGCGCTTGTGAGCAGCTAGAACGTGATCGCCACCGGAGGGGATGGTCGTGGCCCGCTCGTCACCTCGATCGTTGAGCACGCCCCTGATGACGGCCGAGACGGCGAGCGGCGAGTAGTAGATCCTCCCGGAGACCGGGCGGACGTCGGCGGCACCTAGGATTCTTCTCACTACCGACGGCGTGGTCCGCATGATGCGAGCGATCCTAGGCACCGTGACCGCGTTGGGGACGGCCTCCAGATCCTCCACAATCATGGCGAGATGGTCGGCACCAGCGTTCGTGAGCCAGTAGCCGAACCGGGTACGAGACGACACGAGATCCTCCTCTGATAGAACGCGTCGTATATTATGTAGAATATGGTAGGTAATATAAACAAGTAATTCTTATTTAGATTACTGACCTGAATCCGCATTATATACGAGACCCGGTTGAAACCGTACCGGGGTGCATCTACGACTTTCCTGATTCATCTGCGATCTGGTCCGTTGGCGCGGCTTTGGTGAGTATCCTCTCGAGATCTCTGAGGTCATCCGGATCGAGGTTATTCAGGTCAATACCGTGATCAACCTTGACACCGCCGCTCAGTTCAGTGGTTTGGCGGTCTTTATACTTCTCCGGGAAGATACCTTTCAGCAGGAATATCAGCAAGGTGTCACTATATTTCCGGACGTATTCGGTCGTGACCCCTTTATCCTGGAACTTTGGTTCTAGCACACCTTCGTATGCCCGGCGACGTGCTTCATCTTCAAGACCTTGGCCGCCTATTTCCTTTGCCTCGTCCCAGATCTTCGCGAGATCTTCATCATCGTTCTTGCGTCGGTAGGCACCGACTCGGCTCATATCGGCGTCCTCGCAGGCTTTGGTCACATTGCCACAGGTC